TGGCCTGCACTTCGTACCCTGTCAAGCTGTTAGCCTCAGCCACGGCAAGATAATCAGTCTTGATTTGTCGCCGTAGCTTGATGCCAATAGAAGGCACCTTGTTGAGTGTGATGCGATCACCAAACCATATGGAATAGGCATGGCCATCAATGCACACATCATCTTGACCAATGATGCAACGAAAGAACTCCTTTAGCTTGGGGCCTGACAGAATGTTTTCTGTGTGGTCCAGGTTTGAGGAGTCACTAGCAAGAATTGCCAGTGCCTTTGCTTTGTTCTTGCCAAACGTGCAGACCTTGACATCAGTGCATGCATCAGCGCCAGCTGTGCAAAACACGTTGATCAAGTTCTCCGCATCAAGTAAGTTGCGAACCCACTTATTACGTGGAGACAGTGCAGCGATCACACCGCAAGCAGTGGTCACTGTGATGTTGTAACGATTCGACAGCTCAACGGCTGCCGTGTTCGCTGTTGTATACCATGCCAAACCTTCAGCAACGTCAGAAGCTGATGAGAGATCCAGCACGGCCTGAATGTGTTTCTGGTTGGAATTCATTGCGTGGTAGAATCAGTGTTGCTAGTGCAACGGTTAGGTGGAGATCAATAGTCTCCAATACTGATGACAGGTCATGAACCATCGCAGCCTGGTTAGCTGATCATCAGTGCCACCAACTTCACGCGCCCTTAGGTGATTGGGCGAGGCACGGACTCTTGAGGCGTCCCGGCTAAACCGTTTATGATCAACCGGCAATTAACAGCAGCGGTTTGTTTGTTGCCACCATCATGACGTGAGCGAAACAGTAGTGCAAGCGCAACAGTTACACTAACAACCAACAAACGATACCATATCACTGACATCCATTGGTATGACTGGGATCTGGATGTCGCAACAGATTGTGTGAGATTGAGAGAGGCAGGATCAGCGCCGCTGTCCATATATTTAATGAATTGCCAATCAGAATCCAGTTGATATCGTTAGATCATCAGTCTAGCGTGGTAAAAATCTCACATAAGGGCAGAAAAGAGGGGCCATGGGGGTAGATTTCGGGGCCTGGACTACCGTTAAAGGCTTCAGAAATTTATGTCAAAATTTATCGAGCTGTCTTAGCTCCCGTTCATACGGTTTTTGACAGTAAAACTGCTTGACATCCTCAATATAAGGAGGAAACCACTTATTTACCTCCAGACAATATGACCAATTAAGAGGTGTAAAACAATTAAGCACCATAACAGAAGTAAAAGCAGATACATGGTTCCACAGTGTAAGCATCACGGCACCTCAAAGAACTTATCTTCTTTAAGATCATCAGGAAGACCGTAGTCTTTATGTTGTTCATCCATTTCGATACACCAAGCTTTAAGAGCTTTACCTGTATCAGTATTTTTAGCTATACCCAAGGTACGCCAAGCATCTAAGGGATCTAATCTGTACGTAGCTGCATTCTTGTAGTAGCACATAAATCCATTAGGACCTTCTCTTGTTTTGTGATATTCAACAATGAAGTCTTTATCATTAAGGGGGAAAGCTATTCTTTTCATATGTATATGTAGGTGGTAAACACAGAGTTGATAGGTAATTACATGTACGTGTAATCAAGATCAACCAGGAGTTACGTTCGCGCTTTTGCGCTCACTCCTGAAGTTTGTGTCAGTTGGGTTTCTTGTCAGATGGCGGAACTTACGGAATGTCCAAAACGGGGACATTAATAAAGGGGAAGATTTGTCATCCTCCCCAGTCCAGAGATTCGAGTCCACCCTCTCTCCTCCCTGTATACGGTGCGGATTGCGGTTAAACCCAGTTAGGGACTGGATTTCTAGAGTTACCGTTAGCTTGTTGTCTTTGTTCTTTATTTAGGCCTAAGACGAGGTGATTTGCAGAGCCTTGAGGGTCTTCTATTGAAGCTCTAAGGAGGTCTAAGAACTCTTCATTTTTACGGAAAGCTATCTGTTCTTGAGCTGAGATAGCTAGTACATCTGTAAAGTATTTAACACCTTGTGCGAGGCAGTCAAGGCGGTCATCATGTTTAACTGCGCCTTTTTCACGGCACATACGACTCATCTGGTAGAAGAGCATGTATAGCAGACGTTCTTCAGGAGGGGCTTGTTTGTTGGAGGAGTAATCCCAATCAATAACAGAGCGATCCACAACAAGACGATGCTGGTTGAGAACGGGTTCCAGAGTGTCGATAATACGGTCTTCTTTTCTGACGTTAGCGCGGACTTCTTCGACATCTATTCCTTGTTTAGTATTTACTAAGTGTTTTTTAAATAGTTCAGCGACGATACCGTCACCGAAGTTAGTTTCGATAACTAATTTAGTGACGTTGTATTTTTTACAGCCTTTTAGAATGTCCAGAAGCGTAGTGTCTGAGTATCCGTCTCTGTAAGCACGCATTTCGTGCAAGTACAAGATACCGTTGCGTTGGGAGAGATAACATGCAGCCGTTTCATCTGATCCACGACCCGACGGATCGACTGAGCAGATAGTTTCGGTGAAATCCCCCCAATCTCCTTGGAGCTGCATTGGAGAGTAGAAATAATCTCCAGGTAGACCGACAGTGGGAGCGTCACGGATGACGTTTTGAGGATCTGAGCACCAAACGATGGATTCTGGTGCAGTAGTTGGATTGACAGAAGTGACGATAAGGTCAGCCATTTTAAGGGGGAACTTTTCAGCGTCACTAAGGGAAGTATCAAGCATGAACTGAAGCATGAAGTTGCTTCTGCCCATTGCTGCTTCACGTTCAATAAGGTCTTCTTCATTAAATCTATCTGGGTCAGTTACTTGCCATTCATCAGCTCCGTTATCAATATCTTCTTGTAATTGAGGAGCTATGAGACCTTCGTAGTTGGTAAGACAACGAGGGAAACGTGCAGGCCAAACAAAAGGTCTGTAGTTACGTTCAGATAGTTTTCTATAGATAGTGAAGACTGTCTGAGGAGTACCGAGGTACATGATTCGAGAGTCATCTTTAGGTGTAAGAATTGATTCAGCTTCTGTACAGAGTTGAAGCAATTTTTCTCTCATCATTTCTGTCATTGAGTTACCAGGAACTTCAATGTCATCCAAAATCATGAGGTCAGCACGACTACCCGTTAGTTGTCCAGTAATACCTACTGATTTGACTGAGGGGGCCTGGTGAGGGCTACAATTAACATCAAAGCTAATACGACTCCAGCGACTATCATCTGATTTAGGTTGTAAGTGAGAGAGCCAAGGCGTCTCAATGATTAGTTTTTGCAAGAAGATAGACATGTTATCTGCACGTTCTTTAGACGCAGAGATAATCATGATCTTCTTTTCTGGATCTTTGAAAAGTGTCCACAACACGAACGCACCTGTAATCCAAGATTTACCTACACCACGGAAAGCTTGAATCTGTAGACGCTTAGGACCATGTTGTAAATAGTCTGCAATTGCATATTGAGCGCGTGTAGGGGATGGAAGGTCAAGCTGAGCCCAGAGAGCCTGGAGGAACAGCTTGAAGTCATCCCTGAGTAATTCCAGGGTATCCATCTATTATTTACCACCCATTGCTGAGTATCTAGCACTCTGCTGCAATGACCAAGGGTGGGCAAAAAAAGCACCGTTAATGACAGAACCTGTCTTACCTTTTTGTTTAGCTAGGACAGCGTAGTTCTTTTTCGGGGGAGCTTTAATGACCTTTTTTGATTTAGCCTTGGTTGGTTGTGTTGGAGCTGGAGGTCCATGTTTAGGAAGTTCAGCTGCAGTAATAAGACCTTGGTTGTAGGCAGCTTCTAGTGAGCCATGAGCAAGAGCACTACTTTGGAGGACATCTTGTTTAATTAACTCAGCGGCAAAAAGGTAAGCATTGCCAGTCTGGGCAGCTCTAGCAAGAGCAACACCTGAGGCAACACGTTCCATAGAGATAGCGCCTAACCGTCTTACAGGCTGGTGAGTATCGAACTTGACGTATTTTGCATAACGACGTTTGGCGTCTCTAGGTTGCCAAGTGTCCTGTGTAATACGCTCACCATAACCAACATGATCACCAAACTTGTCTGGAAATCCAGCAAAGGCACCGTTGGTCATTCGCCTATAAAGACTGGACCGTTGATTAGTACGGTTATTTCCAGTTTGTCCACGGTTAATGGTTTTTCTGAAATCTTTTTCATCCTCAATAGCATGGAAATAATATTGAGAGTTAGAACCACCACCATCGCGTGCAGCTGGAATTTGATCAACCAGTTGATTTACGGAAGCTTGGATAGCAATGCGCTTAACTTTAGAGTTGGGATTGTCAGGTCGTGAAAAATTACCATCTGTTGTGAAGTCAACGCTTCGACCACCTTGCAAACCAGTATCACCACCGAGCGTACCTTTAACTCCAGTTTCTGGATTATTAAGCACGGTATTACCGTTAGGCATTTGTTGAGGTTGATACTGCTGCATACTTTGCAAGTAACGCCTAGCTTCCTTTGCATCTGGAGACAAATTGAGAGTTTGTCCCATTGCCGCACGTTGCATTATCTGGACAAAGTTGTCTGATGTAAAATTCTGCTCTTCTTCTTCTGGGTTCATAGTTTAATATGAGAAAGTATTAGTCCTTCTCTAAGTAGGTTTTGTCCGAAGCGTTCCCTCATCCAAGAACGCCAGTGTTTACTTCCTTTATCCTGGTTACATACTGAGCAGGCACAAACGAGATTGCTTGTAATATCCTCACCGCCATAGGTGCGAGGATGAACGTGATCCAAAGTAAGTTCGTGTAATTCATAAGTTTCTCCACAATAAACACATGTACAGCCGAAATGTTCTTTGATGCTGCGCCTCCAAAGACGCTTTGCTTCAGAGGATGTCATGGTTATTAGGTTTTCTAGATAATGTTCAGGAGTTGGAAGTAAAGGGGTCATGCGTACTTGATCTTTAGGCGAGGTCTGCGTCGGTTGGTAGAGGGTTTCTCTAACCTTCCTTTGTTTGGACCTGTATGAGAAGCATCTTTGCCATCACCATTGCCATAAGTACCAAGTTTCCGATTTAGCTTGTTAGCGTTAGTACGGATCCTTAGTCCCTTTTTAGTCTTGTTATATTTAGCCTGTTGCTTATTTCGTTTTTTACGCGCTTCAGGGTTGTTCTTGTAATACGTAGACGTTTTACCGGCGGCCATAGAGTCTGCTCTGCACTAATTCAGGATCAATAGAAGGCATTACACTTGCTAGCTTTGACAATGGGTTACCTTCATAGGCAACACCGCTGATGTCGTTCTTCGATAACCAATCACAAGCTGCTTTTAAATCTTGTGTCGTAGCTTCCCCAGACTTAACTCGGTTAAGAAACTCAGTAGTGACAAGATTATGCAGCTCGTTAAATTGATCCTCTGTAGCCTTATTCTGCTTCTTCGACACTAGCCTTTACCTTTTTACTAGCACGTTTCTTAACTGGTGCTGATTCCTGAAGCTCAACAATATCGTTGACCATATGAGATAGTGCTTTTTCTGCAAGTTCGCGGGATTGATACTCCGCCAAGACTTTGCCACGCACAGTATCGACAAGTTTAAAAGACATAATTAGCTATTTCTAAGTACAATTTGATCTAATTTATTTTCAATGCGGATCATGTGATCTTCCATCCGCTTGGTCATGACCGAAAGGTCAGCCTTTGACACATAGTCAGTGGCTACACCTAATTCAATGGCATCAATACGGCGATCCAGTCCGCTAATACGATCATGCACGTTATTAATTCTGTTGTGTAATCTATTATTTAGAGCTGCACCGCCTGCAATAGCAGCGATGACTAGCGTCACTGTTGCTTCTAGCATTACCAGTTTGGTACGTTGTTTGTAGGTTGTGGTTTTCGTAGGGATACAATAGGTACGATGTCGTGACACAGAACTTCGACACGACTTCCAGGTCTAAAAGTAAACCCGGTCTTCATAATTTCAGTGCACTTAAGCGCACGTACAAGCTCATAATCGAGCCGCATCTTCTGTTCGTGCTTACGTGCAATAGCTTTACAGGTTTCTATCATCCCACCATCTAGTGGTACAGAGAAATTGAGCTGTGCTCCCCAGTTATTGCTTTTGACATAGCTGTCATATTGATACGGCACCGTGTCATTGCCCATATAAAAGGGTGAAAACTGCATAGTCGTACCGTTGCAACTATTGTTGCCACTGAAATACTGCCTAGACGGCGCTCCATTGTTTTGGAATTGCACCGCTTGGTTAGTTACGTTGCCCGTAGCAGCAGCCACGGGATTAGATGTGTTCTGTACCTTGGGGTCCTCAGCGTAAGCAGGACTTACTGAGAGAAGACCGACAAGGATGTAGTAGTAGAGGTTTGCTGAATGGTTTCGTCGATGTCGATTGTTTCGATGATTCCTGCTGCTCTCTCCACGATTTCCAGTTGAAACTGGTCTCCAGCTGTATGAACTGAATAGGTTGTGGCAGAATCTGAGATATCTCCACTTGGTGTTACGTTTGTTCCAGACCATGATGTGTAATCACCACCATAAATCTCAGTCGAAATAGTTCGATCAATATCAACAGTGGTGGTAGTAGTTGATTGCATTGACCCCTGAGTAAAATTAGGAGTCACTTGTTGTGCTGCTACAGGACTAGCCAGCATCAACATAAGAAATAGATACTTCATTCTTCTTTCTTCTTGGTGTCAGGGTTTTTTTGATTAGCAGCTTTACTATTTGATGTAGTGAGGCCAAATGTAGCCAAGGCCCCAGTAAATACTGAAGCAACAAAAGTGATGTCGCCACCACTCTGTCCTTTTTTAATCATAGGCAAGTCAACGTAATTAAGAGTGATAATAAAACCACTCCAAACTACAACTCCCAACCTTACGAAGGTGCCAAGAATTTGGATCTCATCTTCAGTGTTTTCCTTGACCTTAGCTAGGAAGTTTCTTGGACCTGTTTGCTTTTTGTCAGCTTGTTCCATGCTTGCTTAAATACTGGCTTCGCGATCATTACGATGTACTTGAATAACGAAGTCGCAATTAAGGTGGCACCTACAGAAATAAAAGCTGTAGTAACCGCGGTCGTCATAATAATAGTAGAAGGCATTGGAACTTCTACTTCCGTAAATGGAACTTCTACTATTTGCGCCTCAGGTGGAAGGGGTGGAAGAGTCGGGGCAGTTGGTATTGGCTTAACTGCCTCTTTATCAGGTGCTTTGTCAGAGTCATTTATACCCTTAATCCCTGGTGGCGGCCTAAGCACGCTAGGAGGCACCACAAGGGGCTTGTAGTAGGGCAATTCTGCTCTTGGGACTGATAGCACAGGAGCAGGTAAACCAGGACCTTCAGGAAGGTTTATAAAGGGTAATTGGGGCGGATTAGCCCATTCCATTACTTAGCGGGGAACAACCCGTTCCGTACAAATTCAACAGCTTTGTCGTCAATGTCGTTGTCGGTTGTTTCAGCAAGTTTTTCTAGCATTTCAACGATCAAACCTTTAACACGGTCTGACTGCAAGAATTGAAACAAAAGTGGGCGAATAAGAGTAATCATAGTGAAAGTAAGTCGTGATCAATACGTATGGATTGAATAGTTGCGTCACCTTTACTTGGGTGAGTGCATCGAATAAGAAAGACAGGTTCGTTAGTAGCAGTATCGTAACGAATAAAATAGGAATAGATATCATTTTCATCTGCCTCGGCAAAGTCCCCAGGCATTTCATGATCTCTTGACGTGTCTAGTTTATAGATTTTAAGAACTGAAGGTTTATTGGTTGAAGAGTCTATACTAAAAATAGTAACGATATCACTAGTAATAGATATAAACTTGCCGCTACCAATACCAAGAACTTTATCTCCGTAAGAGGTGACAGGAGTTTCACCCGGATACCCACTTGAATTCGATAAATTAAGTGCCGGTTCTTTTGGCGCAAATTTAGAAAGATTTAGATTGTTAGATGAAAGATCTGTAAATGCATAGTTTGCTGAGCCGCCTGTACCTAATGTCCCTTCATAGGAACCTTGAGAAATGATAGGAACACCGTTTGGTCCTAGGTAAAGAAGTCCAGGCTTAGCCAAGAGATCTTCATGTAACTCCAAGGTATTAAGAGATTCCCAAATATTTACGGAATAAGCACGTTCCCAATGTAATTGAACATTACTGTGAGCAGCAGTGCCCCTAGCCATTACATGGTGGGCATAATAACCAGATGAGTTATATGTAAACGGAACACTACAAATACTGTGAACACTGCCAAGGTCTACTGAAACAACATCAGGCTGAGGGACATGATGAAAATTATGGAACATTTTATCAGAACTACCAGTAACAGTGACATCTGATTCGCTCCATGTACCTACAGTAGGACCAGCGTTTCTTGAACAGTCAAGTTTGTAAAAGCCTGGTTTACCGTTAGGGCCACCGACCCCAGCAACAACCATTGAATTATCTCCACCGAAATACCCTGTGTTACCTGAAGAACCACCAACTGGCAGGCATCCGCATCTTGTGCCGTGACCAATAAAAAGTCCGCCTGAAGCCGCATCAGTTACAGTAGTACCCTCAAAGGCTTGGCCATTTGCTCCATTAACGTAACCGACAGTATATCCATAAGTTTGACCAGTACCAACCCAATCAGTTTTACCAGCCATGATAAAAGAACCATGGCGAGGTTCATAAATTAAACCTACATTTGGAATGTCAGGATCACTACTTGTACTAGTAGTCCATACGTCATTTAGACCGGTTCCACCAAGTGTTGTGTTGATAGCAATGCTGCCATCAGTACCGACACTAAAAGTACGAATACTGAAACCGGTCTCATTGTTGTTAGGATCAATCCAGACACCCCAACGCGCAAAGGTTAAACGATCAGTAAGGTTATCGGATGCTTGTAAAAGCGCAGCCGGGAAATAACCAGAACCTAATGGAGAAAGAGATCTAGTTTTAGGTCCTAGATCAATTGTCTTTTGATCAACAATGGTTCCAATATAGTCAAGGCGTTCCCGCATAAAACGCGGATGGTTAGATAAATGTTTTAAGTTCATAATTTAATAAATAATAAAACCGGGTTCGCCTGTACCATCTTCGTCAGTCCACAGCACCGTAACAACGGCATAATCAACATCTAAGACATAGTTGTTTGCAGATCCCATTATTTTTTCGCCACCATTAGCGACAAGAGTCGCAGGATTGGTTGCCCAGGTGCCATAACGATCAATTAGCACAAATTCAAAGCCATCTTCGTAATTAGCATTAACAGTGGGAAGTAATACATTTCTAGCTCCAGACCTAGTATCAACCCAATATCTCCTGTGTTCGTCAGCTTGACCACCACCAAGGTTTATAACTTCCCCTTTTCTGTAGTCAATCTGATTATCAACATATATCGTGTTAGCAGCCTTACGGTTCTGTGAGTTGTCGAGCTGTGTTTTGAATTCTACAGAACTATCATTGTGAATAACCTGACCAAGATTACTTACAGAATATACCGGGAACGCATCCTCAAAGTGATCTTTAACCCATTCTGTTGTTGCAATGGAGTTATCATCTGTAGATACATTTTGTACAGTTCCACTAATAGTAGGTGTACCAGTAAATACAGGACTATCAGACCCAGCACTTACGTCTTTCCAGGTTGAATTGACATAACCTTCAAATACATCGAGGTCAGTGTTGTACCTTAAGAAACCCTCCGCTGGTGACGAAGGTCGTTGCGCAGTCGTTCCTGCAGGGATAACTGCAGCGACTTGTTCCTTAGAAATGTAGTTATTGTCTGGATCAATATTGAAGTAACTAAGATAATTCCAATCAGTACCATCATATCTGACTCGAAGGGCAAGAGAGGAACTTCCAGTGAAAGTACCTGGAATACCAGTAAAACCAGAAGTCCCAGAACTAATTCCTGTACTGTCAGTAATTTCGGCAGTGTCGTTGGTATTTGGAGTAAGACCATTTAAGGTCGCAAGATTAGCAACCAAGGTAAGGGGCAGAACAGCAGAGACAAGTGCTGCAGATTGAGTAGCAAGAGCAGCCGCAGACTGTGCAACATTAACTGCAGAAATAATATTACCATTACCATCCGTAGCCGTAGAATTTAAAATGGCTGTATTGGATTGATTAATAGCATCAACTGCAAGGGTAATGGCTAAATAATAAGTTCCAGCAGGTTGGCCTGGTACTTGTATTCTTGAATTACTAAGTGCAAGGCCTGCATTGTAGTCAGCTTGATTAGATGTACTGACAGCAGTAGAAGCCTGACTGACAGCACTAGCTGCAGAGGTTGACGCGGCATTAGCAATATCAATAGCAGAATTAAAACCACCAGCACCGTCTGATTCTCTAGAGTTAGTTAAAGCTAGATCACCCTTTGTATTAGCAGACGCAACGTCGACAAGAGCCTGGTCAACTTTGTTTTCAGACTCTTGCGTAACAAAAAGGTTTTGAACGAAGTTATTATTCAGGTCTTCTGCTTTAATAGCTGAACCTGGAAAAAAGGTAGAATTGAGCTGGTCAATATTAGTATCACGGAAGATACGGACAGCTTCACCAGCTAGTGGGGGGAAAGAAAAAGAAATTTGTGTGGCATTATCAAAAGAGTATTCAGTTGTTTGCAGTACATCGTCAACAGTTACTTTGACATCAGACTGATCAATGTATTCAAATGTAATTGAGAAGGCAGTAGTCTGACCATCTCCTGTGTATGTATTTTGTGTAATTGCCATTAGTCAATTAGTAAAGACCTTCTTTTTTCATATCATCCATGAACTGCTTCGCACCTTCAAAATTATTATCCCTGATATATGCAGCTTCTGTCTGCCGAATATGTTGACGACGATCAATCTCGGAAAGCTGGGGAATACGAGCATATGCATGTTTGATGGCTTCATTTAGACCCGCATCTAGCATTCTATGCAAGTCAGCAAGGTCATCTGTAGTTACGTTCAGACCTTCATCTTGGCCTTCCCTAAAGCGATTCCTGAAAGCTGTACCGTCTCCCCATTGCTCCATTGCCTTGTCAAGAGTAGCTGCCCACATTGGTTGGAAAATAAGATTGCCTTCTGGATCTCTGGCATTGAGGATTGCAGCTTGTTCAATGTTGTCAAGCTTTTCACCATGACCGTTAGTAGCAAGCTGAGGAATAGCGTTGTATTCAATATTAGTTTGGAACTGTTTACGGGGCGAAATACTGCCGTTGCATTTCCAAGGTGTATAGGTGTTTCTCATTCTACAAATAATAGAGTCAGGGACACCAATAGGACCACCCTCAATCCAATCAGGTTCAGAGGGGTTTGACGATTTCACGAAAGGAAGTCTGGCAGCAATCCGTGCTGATAAATCATTATTAAGCAAACGGACTTCTGGATCCAGCAATCTACCAAGTTCATTAAGTTGACTTGAGCCTTGAATAGTCGCAGAGGTTAAAAATGCGGAACTCCAACGGTTAATAGCGCCTTGATCTCCTCTAAAGATATCAAAGAATGGTTCAACACCGGCCATCAAAGCCTTATCTTTGAATACCGCTGCGAATGAAAACCCCAAACGTTTGTATAATTCGCCTACATTATCTGAACCTAAGACATCAAAGTTATCTCCAATGGTAGCAATCAGACTGAGTGTATTTGTAATTGGGCCAAGACCTTCATAGCTATACCACTTATCATCGATCCATTTAAATGAATTACGTGGCCACTGATTTTTATCTCTAGTAGCCTGGACTTCACGATTGTAGTGTCCAGCACCTGTGAGTCTGTCATTCATAAAAAGACCAACACCAGTACCAACAAGCGCCATACCAAGTGCCTGACGGCCCTTCATTTCGTAGAAGATCTCGTTGTATTTCATCTTTAACTGACTCTTATCAGATACATCAATACCTTTAGAAGTCAGCAACTGTTCAACATGCTCAGGATCCATTTGATTATATGGAAGCCTAAACTCATGCTTTAATTTCAGGAATTGACCAACAGCAGGAGTAGACGCTAACAAACCAGTAGGTGAATAAGACATTGACAACTGCAATTCGTTGATGGGCGTCTTAGTAAACAAAAGAAATGGTTTCAAGATGGGCAAACGTGCAACAAGCGCAGACACGGATTGGCTTAATTCTGTGTCTAAGTTCAGTGAAATTTCACCAGCAGCCCGTCTTACAGCTTCATCAGTAAGTACGCCGTCATCATCAAACATAAGTTTGCGAGCATCTTCAGCTAACTCATAAGCATTTTCTTTAGTAAATTCTTTTGTTCCATCAGCAGTAATCTTGTCAAATGCTCTGCCCTTTGCTTCAAAGTCAGCAATTACTGATTGCACGAATCCATCTAAAGCTTGCATGGATCTAGTACCAAAACGGGACCAGGGATGATTAGCAAGATCATTCATTGTATTTACGTGCTCCATCAACATCTGAGGGCCAAATTCACCGCGAGAAGCAAATGCATCAGCTGTTGCATTAAGCAGTTCCATTTGCCTTGCGTTAAATTCAAGGGAGTCGTAAACATCATCACGAACAGGCACAACACCTGGATCAAGAGCTGATCGCTTCCAAATTTGGTTCATGTATGAAAGACTGCGTTTCATGGTGTCCCAGCTTTGTTCATACTGAAAAAATGCTCTTTGAAGAGCTGCCCCGTCTCCCGCAAGAAGTGCTGCGCCAAAGTGAGTAACTGGTTTTGTGACCAGTAATTGAGTGGCAGATGCACCAGCTTTTACAAGTGTCTGGCCTGAACTAAGGACAGAGTTGTAGATGTTGGCATAGAAAGCACGGTTAATGACAGAAGGAATGTCAGGATCTAAATCAACAAAAGCTTTCGACCAAATTGAAGTAGATTTTTTCACATATTGATTCAGCTTGAACAAGCTATCGACATTACCGTCAGTAAGCTCATAGGCCATCATTAAAGGCCCAAGCATTTCAGGATTTGATTCGTTAATAGCTCTAATTCTTTCAACAGTATCAGCAGCATCTCTATTTAGCTTATCCAGCATAGATAAGGTTTTATTCGTCTCATTCTTGAGCTGCTTATCCATTTGCTTGGCATAGATTTTATCAGCTCTAAGTCGCATGCGTTCAGTTCTAGTCAAATTAAGCATGCTTAAGGAGCGGCCACGAATATATCTAGTTTGTGCCTGTGTAGACATCAAGAATTGAACACGTTCAAGGATTTGATCTTGTACTCTCTGTAGAGAACCAGAACCTTCTGTAAGACGCATTCCTTGTGCCATATCACTGACCTGACCAGCAAACGAAGTCGAAATATATGCACGGGCTCTTGCTTCATCCATATTGATGAAGTCATCCATGTACCGACGAATGGTGTCCATGACACCGTGATACGCGTCAGAAGACAGTGAAGCTACTCCAGTATCAGCATCTATACCTTTCATCAACTCTCCGCCAGGCTCAAAGGCTCTACGGAGTTGTTGGATATCCATGCGGTAAAGACTGTTAGCAAGCTCTATACCATCCTCAAGGATTTGCTCATGAGAGAAATATGTACCATCTACACCACGCCAGCCATATGCATCAGCATCACGAAGGGCTTGAGCAGCTGATTTGAGAACAGTGTCAGCTTCTTCAAAACCGGCATTCATAAATTTAATACCAGCGTCACTGACTACGCTGCCTAAACGTCCATTAACAGTTCCCGCATTATATCTAATACGTATTGAATCAATTGAAGCTCCAACAATACCTAAGTCATCAACTGATCTGATGCCAGACTCTTGATAACCGAATGTATCGTGATAACCAAAGATATGCTTAGTGGGTTCGTCTAAATCTGCAGAACCTGCGAAGGCTGCTACATCTTCCGGTGTGTCAAAATTATAGGACTTAGCAAGGTTGTAAGAACCAAGTTCGTCTAAAGCTTCCTCACGCTTAAGAGCTGATCTTATGAAAGCCTCCTCTGGATTGGCATCTATGACAATATTCTCGTCAAAGAAATTCGCACTTTTTTGACTTTCAGGAATAGGCCCGAAAGGCATTTCAGTTAGGTCACTGGCAGCCTTAGCACCAAAGAATTTAAATGCACCTGAGGTCAAATCAGTCAAGAACCCTAGATAGGTTCCTTCTAGAACATTCTTCCAGCGTTTCTGGTCAGGCGTATCTAAATCAGTAGTTGCAATAGAATTAGGAATCCACCCCATAGATCTAGGAAATCTTTCTTTTAAGACACCAGCCAGATTGTCGTCTTCCTGATTTTGTGGGACTACATAATCAACAACTGCACCAGTACCTGCCATGAAAGAAGTTTCACCAGCCCACTTAGCAAATGGAGTATTTAAAGCTTTGCCAACAATAGGTACATTCTTATATCTTGTAGCAGTAGCACCTAGACGAGCTGCACCAAGACCACCTATTGCAATATTAGGTAGGATGAGAGCAGATAAGTCCCGGCTTGTTTGTGCAACCTCATTTTCAAACTTGGGTAATGGTTTAGCTGTAATACCGGGAATTCTGTTGATGATTGGAGCCATAAAATCCCAGATACCAGCTAATGCATCAATATCTTTTTCCCAACCCTGTTGATCTAACTTATCCCAATCTAGAGCGCCGTCCTCGTTAACGAACTTGCTAGTAGTTACTGGGCGTAGAACTCCTTTGTCATCAATTCTATCCCAGTAAGGACCTTCATTAAGCTCACCTCTTTGATAGGCAGCTTCATCCCAACCTGACTTGTTGGAGCTTTGTGTCGTCTGTTGCTGTTGTACTTCAGCTTGACCTTGGTTTTGAGGAACTACAGTTTGTTGATCAGAAACAGGAGCAAGATTCTGGACTTCAGGAATAGTATTGTTTTCGACACCTGTGGTAGCAGCATTAAGTTCGTCGATGCGTTCCTGAAGGTCATTTTCCTGCTGTTTTATTCGTTCATCTCTTATGCGTTGTTCCTCTTCAGACAAAGGGGAGTCTGAATATGGAGAAAATGTCATCTTAGATTCTCTTCCCTAGCTTGAATAAGTAACTGCCTGGCTTGGGCTCCAGACGTATGTGCATAGTTGCCTGCTGAATCGTAGTCATAAGAGCCGGCACCCGATGGTCCTTGTATGCTTGCCCATTCAAGTGAAAGGTCTTCATGTGCTGCATTGAGATCATCGCTTGTACCATTTAGATATGCAGCAAGTCTTGGCCTTTTACTCTTATACATAAGTGCGAAGAGCATTTTGACTTGATTAGCAGGACTAAAGACATCTGATTCTGTAAGACCAGCATCCCTCATTGCAATAGGCAGAGTCGTACCAATGAATTGCGGACCACCCATCGCATTCCAACCCTGTGATTGCAGATCCATAACCTGACCGATGGTCATTTTTGATAGCCCTGGAATCCCTCCAGGTGTATCGCCCGCATTACCTTTGTTAGCCGATTCCCAACCACCTTCACCTTGCATGATTAGATCAGCAAGTGCTTGATTTGCAGGACCTCTGGTTGAAGTGCGGAATGCACCTCTAACAGGTGGTGGTGTATTTCTAACTGGTGAAAGCAAAGCTTCGGCATCTCTAATTTGCTGTTGCCAAGTTGTAAGGTCAGTAGTAAATGTCCATTGCTGCGCTCTGGGTAGTTGCTCTGCAAGCATATCCATAGTTGTATATTCTACAGGGTTAACTGTATCCATAATTTCTGCTAGTTTGTTATTTACTTGTAGTTGCGTCATTCCACTGCGCATACCAATTGATCGGAATAGATCACTGTTACCAGTGGATTTTATCGACTCTGCTTCTTGGTTTATACGCGCTTCGCCATAAACTGCTACCCAACTTTCTGGTTTACGTTGTTCAGCTCTAGGCAAAGCCTTCCATTTCATAGATTGGTCTAAAAGTCTTTGCAGATCTTCTGCTTGAGACTTTGTTTTACCATCTCCAAAATAGTATTTGTTATAGTCATTTGTAATTGAAGACCCTCTACTATCAAGTCTTGCTTTGACTTCTACAGCAATATCTTTTTTAATAATTGCCAAAGCCGCGGTTGGATCTCCATCTATCAACCTGGCATAATCATTCTTAAACTGCTTTACGATTTCATCAACAAAAAATTCAAACTTATGTGAGTTAGGTTTACCTGCTATGAACTTAAAGACGTTACTATCTTGCGCCATCTGCTCTATTTGAGTAGAAACCATATCTCTAAAACCTCTCATTCCAGCAGAATTTCTTGTTTTATCCTGCTGTTTAGCCTTATTGATATAGGCATCATAAAGAGGCTGCGGCAACCCTGCAGACCTAACAAAATCCTCAGTGAGCTGATAACTGTTGAACTTTTCTTCAAGGATTTCTTGCATCCTTGGCGTTAGTTTGGAGTTAGTAGTTTGTCGCTTAAAGTAGCTATCATTACTGGTGTCACGTAAAGGATGCACAGCATCACCTGCTGCGATAACTTCCTGAAGATCAACCTGGGAAAAGTCATTATCCTGAGTCAATTCAGCAGCTTTTGCCAGCATGGCCTCATGGGACTTCATGTTTAAAAGATCGTCTTGTCTTCTGTTCTCAGCTTCAATCTGCCCCCTAAGTACCCGCTCACGGTTATTCAGTATCGCCTGTGCATCACTAAATCCGTGAGTTGCAATTGAAACAACCTTGCCATCCTTTTCAAATTTAGCGTTTCTTAAATCATTAATATCGTCTAAAGTATTAAGTTGAGGGGCCAGAATAGATACAATATTTTTTAAGCCCCCAGCTGAAGGACTACTTCCCTCTAATGCAAGAACTCCTTGTGCATTAAGTTTACCGCCCTGCCAAGCTACTTTATTAACAGTATTGGCTAAATCAACTCTTGCTGATTCTTCAACTTTTTCTCTAACTTGTCCATTGATTTGAGTATTAATTCTACGTAAACCCTGTCGAATAATAGGGTTATAGGCCTGTTCAAGAATCGGTTGACCAGGATATTCGTCACCTAGCCTTAGTTCGGCCCTCTGGGCCATCTCTTCTTGAGTTAAAAGTTTACGCTTCTCTTCAGGAGAGACATCTAAAAGACCAATCTCCTCCAGTACCGCAAGATTATCATTTGCGGTCTTAGTCAAAACATTAGAGTTTTGAACGTAGTTTCTATAACCACCACCTTTAACTAGGTGATCATAAACGACATCAATAAATTCTTGAGACCTACCGTCAGCTAGATACTTTTGGACAAGCTTACTTCTTTGGTATTCTGACTTAGTAATACTAGAGTCAAGCTCTTGAACCTGTTTAAGATCATGGAAGGAAAGACCATGCTTAAAAGCAATCTGGTTGATAGCTTTTTTTTGGTTTTCCTGATTTGTCTCCATGATACCAGTGGTGATATCAAGAGCTGTCTGAGAGAATTCAGATAGAAGCTTGAAGGGCTCAACCCTATATTTATTTTTGTCTTGTTCCTGTTTTAGTAGCCTTTTGTATCTAGCTACGTCTTCATTGTAGGCAGCTTCTCTGCCGTCTTGTTCAACTTTGTGGATAAGCTTCGCACCTTCACGCTCCATTTGATGGGAGGCACGGCGCGATTCTTGGAAATAAGCTCTTTGCTTTTCGAGGTACGCCTGGTGGTCATTCATCCCCTGGAGCTGTCTATTAGCTTCGTTTTGAAGCTTTTTTACTTCGTCAGGGATTGTTATGGCATTAGAGCTAAAACTACCTTCCTGAGCTGATGATCTAAATTCTGCCATATCAATTTATCGGGGATAAAAACTAGAACTAAACTTTGTCATACCTGAACCAATTGTGCTGAGATAATTAGGAACAGCACTCTTAGCAAATGTCGCTCCAAATGCACCAAGACCTCCTAATCCGCCTATTCCAGTAGCTGCAAAACCACCAATCTTCAAAATATCGCCAAGGTTAGATAAGCCGACATTTTCCCTTGGTCCTTTAAAGTCTTCCCTTTTAGGTTCCGGTGTAGAAACAAAATCAGGGAAGTCAGGCATAGTAGGTCTAAGGATCATTTCAACGTAATCCGTAGTGTCAGGATTATCATATTTAGCGTAGATAGTCCTTGGATCTGGAAGATCAGGTAGACGTTCTGGTTTCAAAAGAACTGCTGCTTCTGCATTGAGATCAGCTTGCTTACGTTGCAATTCAATCTTTCTACGAACAACTGCGTCTCGTTGTTCGATACTATTGCGGGTCGCTCCAAACTTCAGGTTATTAAGTGAGTTGGTTGCATCTGCTTTTGCAAAATTCAGATCATATTCATTAGTAGCTGTGTTTCGAGCAAAGAGAACTTTTGTTTGATCAAGGATCAGCATGTCCTTCAGTTGCGCAACACCAAGATCTATTTGGTTTTCCGCATACATCAAACCATTTGCAATTGCAGACCGTGCTGCACCTGATTCAGCAAGAACACCGAGAGTTGCCTTAACAGCAGAGCGTCCGTTAGAACCTAGCGAACGTACTGTTCCTGCAGCTTTCATACCAGCAACAATCTCTTTTTGAGCAGCAATCATGCTTTCACCACGGGCCTTTCGCCGTGCTAAATCCAAGCCACCCATATCGGTATAAAACTTAGACGTAATGCCAGCCTCTTGCATATCAGCTTGAGCAAAGGCACTATGCTTTTTAAGCTTTAAACCTGTGGTTTCCGCACCAAAATCAATAACATTTTGAGATTCATCAAAAGCTACTGCTAAGAGATCATCGTGCTTCTTTTGGATTTGCTCCATCATCGCAGCGTCTCTAGCAAAAGAGTTCTGTGTCCTCTGCCTCCAGCTTTGATCTAGTGACTTTTCATAAGCACGTTGAGCAGTATTAAACTCAAAGTCACGCATTTCTTGAGCAGACTCGTAGCCACGAATCATCTCTTCTTCTTGGAAGCGTGTAGTATCTTCTAGAAACTTTGTTTCCGATTTATACTGATCTTTAGAGAAATCATAGTCTTTTTTGCGCCGTCTCTCTGCAGCTCGCCACTGCTCTTTAGCATTTTTGAATGCTTTACCTTCTGCCTTACGTCGTTCAGCATTCCTATTTGCTGCTCCAAAGATATCAAAAGGCATTACTTTCTCCCATAGAATCTAGGTGTATAGTTTCCTTCCCACATCATTGAATTGACTGAAATAGGAAAAGGTGTGTTATTAAACATACGTACTTTGAAATTTTCTGTTCTTTGATGAATGGGTACTGCAAAGACTGATTCATTGTCCAGCGGTACATCGTTGGCTAGATATGTATTAGCTTCGATTACAGGACTTGCTAAGAACCAATCCTGAATATAAAGGTTAATGGTCGAATTTGCAGGTGGAGCAGTATTAAAAACGATAGTAGTGTCATTTAAAAAACTAAAGTCAGTAGTTACGCTATCGTTAATCTTGACCAAGACATCACTTTTTTCTTGGTAATCGAGTTCCCGCTTGTTAAATGGATAGGTAGTGGTTGACCCGTCACCAGTAAATGTCAGGTAATAAGGATTCCTACCGCGCTGGTTAATTTTAAAACTTAAAGCACCAGACAGTCCAACAGAGAATTTCATCCTAGAAATGGTAAGGCTGGCAGTAAAATCAGCAAGCTTACCTGCTTCATCGAGTCGAAAATAGGTTGCCGGCAAATGAACATCAAAGTTATATTTGAAGCCAACAATTACATCAGATGCAATATTGGAAAAGTCTTTTTGAGGAACAATAAAATATGGACCTGTTGCATCCGAAGCTCTTTCAGGAGTAATAGTAAACCCAGATTCAACGAACGTACCTGAACTAGTATTGCCCTTAGTAATTAAAACCGGGGTTAATTCTGGAACATCATTATAAGGTAAGTAGCACTTACTCAAGTTATTAACTGAGTCGTATACAACACTAGATGCAGTTTTATAGAGATCCATACATGGATTCACACGCTGACCACCACTGTTAACAATGATCGCTTGTTCAGGGCTTTGACTTAGAACAGCTTTAATAATGGAGAATTGATTTCCTTGCTTTGTGACTGCATACATATCATCCGAGTCAATTGTCAAGAACTGACAAGTGCCTGGCATAAGCCAACTAGTCCAAGCCTCCATTAAGTTCTTCTCACCATCAGAGTAATATTTAAACAAATAAATCTCACGCTCAGATTGAGAAGACAAAACAACCATTGAGTTTTGAGGACTGGCAACAATATGATCAATGTTGGGAGAAATCCATTCTTTGACCACTCTCGATAAGTCGAGCACCTGGGGGTTTTGTTGCTGCCCCTTGGTAACCATACTGAAGACTCTTGTATAGCCTGGCGTTTTACTAATGAAGTTGATGTTTGTACCTACATCCACAGGATCAACTGTGTTAGTCATCTCAAAGTTAGAGATAGCTCTAATAGTCGATGTTGTTGGTGTCAGTACACCGCTGTCAGAGAACAGCAGAAACTGTTGTCGTGATGAGAACAAAAGCACACCTTGAGCTGTAGGCAACACAGCATGCAACGCTGTCGGTACAATTGACGAACAGCTGAGATCAATAGGATCTGAATCTAAAGTTGCTTGTGCAGTTTCAAAATAGAAATTATAAAATGAACCGGAACGACTCATGCAAACATTATCACCAGAAGTAAATCCCAACCTATTGTTATGGAAAAATCCAGAAGTGATTTTAGAACCTACAAAACTAGGATGACTATTAGATACATCATCACCAACTAACCTTTGGTCGTACTCAATTTGCTTAAATGTAAAAGTATTCAAGCCTGTGTTTACTAACTCATGAGGCATAGTCCATATCTTTACGCCAGGCGACACGTTAGGAGCACGGGACTCTTCCCAATAGCCACGGCTGCTACCGTCGAATTCACGCCTAAAGGTGGCGTAGTAATCGTCAGTATTTTCTACAGTATTGGCAATTTTGACTGTATGGCCATCAAAAGATTCAATTGGCAATTGACCAACACTACGTACTTCGTCTTGGAAAGCTGAAATAGAAGCATTGCTTGAACCACCTTTTACAGAGACAGTAAAGGGTAGTGGATCGCCATTAGGAGTTTTTCTAAATATATTTAGGCTAGCATTACCATTCCGTTCAACAGTATAAGTACCTCCAGTAGGTCCAGCTCCCGTATACCAAGGACCAAGTTGGTTGGCATAAATATTTTGTTGAGCTGTGATAGCAGCTTCAATGGCGTCCTTTAAGTTATGACCAGACTTATCCGTTAAAACATCATCGAATGTGAAGTCCTGGCTATGAGAAGTAATAGTTGCAGTGGTGTCGTTAATGGTAACTTCATACGTTTGATCAGGCAGAGTTTGCTCTAAAACAATAGTTGCGACACCTAATGTTTCTACAACTGGTGCAGGTGTCGCTTCAACTGCAACGCTGCTGTTAATGACAATAGTTGTGTCCTGAATAGTGATCAACTTATAGTCATCAGGATTAGCACTAGAGAGATAACTTGTTGAAGCAATGGTTTGATTGCCAACACCTGTGGGTACTGCGAAAGTTGTTACTGTACATTCAACACCTGATAAGGCATTCCATATTTTAATCTCTCCTTGAAGAACACATCCAATATAAGTTTCATCATCATCTCTGTTAATGTAAAACCACTTCCTATTGTCAAGGTTATCACCTGTGCCAATATTAATAAGATGTTCAAAGCCAGGTCTTTTAGTTAATCCATATGTTGCGTCAGGAAATGCATTATAAGCCTCACGGACTTGGCCTGGCAGCATTTTATCGTCAGATTGTTTAGACACTCCGCCAAGGTAATTGGGGATTCGTTGAGTTACTGCTGGCATCTAATCACCGATAAAGTACGTTGTAAGGCTGATAACTGTTGTATGAATTAGTATTTCCTGCGTGGCCAAAGTATGTGTAATCGCCCTGATTACATTCGTACTCCATAGCCATTGCTCTCATATATTGTTCTTTTTGTTGTAGCATTTCATATTGATTAGGGTCACCAACCATTCGACTAGATGCGACTGAAGCAGCTTTAGCAGTGATGTAATCAGCAATCGGTGTGGGCAGGTCTACCCAATCAAAGAACCAAACAACATCACATTCAAGTTTATTTGTAAATGTATAAGTATGATTGGCTCTGTCATAGAGCTTGCCAAGTCTTTGAACAACATCCAGCTCTACATTAGATGCATTCCTGGTTGCATCAATCTGCAGGATATTAGGAGGAACGATGACTTCGTTATTTGTATCAGGAGTCATGTCATAGTGAAACTCCTTATTGAATGACCATCCTTCCGCCTGTACTTCCCGTGAGACTTCAAGCAAAGTCTGATAGGCAATCGCAACGTCCGGGTTGGTTTGATCTAGGGTAGTCACAGGCGCTTGACCACATGACTGCAGAATTTGGTTTACTGCTGGCAGCTCTCGCTGAGCATTAGTGGTAGGAAAAGCCATAGTTTAAAATTAAAAAAAAGGGGCTCCCGAAGGAACCCCATGAATAAAAGTAGAAAACTACTTTAGAATTAAGAAGCGTTAGCAGGGTAGGTTGCACCGAACGGAATAGGAGCGGAAGCACCTGCATAAAGCTCAACGCAAGCAGCTGGGTTCAGGAAATCTGCGCCCATTGCGAGGCGTCCCAGGATTACATCGCCCTGGTAGATGACGGATACGTCACCACTGGTAACTTGTACTTGAGGACCAACTGCTTCTACAACAGCGGCGGCTTCACGTTGGAAGATAAGACCGCAAGTTGTGTCGAAAGCACTCTGTGCTCCGTAGAAGTTGTTCATTCCTGTTTCGTCGCCAGCTTCAAGAGCAGTGTCACTGCCGATGAAGTCGCCTGTGTTGCCAGGTGCGTTGACAGCGCCGCCGTACTTCACACCGTAGTTGCCAAAGAACGGAATGTTCATTGACTTGTAGATGTGGATACCAGCGATTTCAACGATGCCGTTGCCGCCTTGCAATGCAGGAGCAGTGGCATCACGATTGATGAGACCACTTGTACCTGCAGCCTGGATCAATTCGTAGTACTGGCGGGGGTTCAGGACAGCGCAACGGCCATCGCTAGAAACTCCCTTTTCGTCCAAAGCTGCAGCTGCATTATAAAAAGCTTCAATTAGCTTTGGAGAGCTGTATGCATCAGCTTCAGTAGTACCAACTGCAATTTGAGTACCACCGGGCTCCTCGAATCCAGTAGCGGCTACAGGAGATGCAATACGTGCACCTTTTGCAATCGCGCGGAAGATCAGGCGGTCATACTTTTCTGCGAGGGCATAGCCGATTTTGCGGCTGATCTCCGAGCGCAGATCGTAATGAGAGAGGGTCTCATCAAGGTCATATACGAACGCTGAACTGATGAGCAGATCGTCAATCGTGACGGTCTTCTCAGCCACCGGGGGCGCACCATCGGAGTTACCGAGGATTGCGTTGCCAGGTGTATGATACTCAGCCTTTGTACGGCCAGTATAGATGAACTGAAGAGATTTGCCGTTCTTCAGTGTACGCTTCATCACAAGATCGCGAGCGATTGCATTGTGCTGGAAGCCTTTAAACATCTCACCAGAGAAGAGCTTCAAATACAATTTGCGCTTATCGCCGGTAATATTTTCCTGACCAATATTAGTAAGAGCTGTGGTCAGAGCATTAGTTTGTTGTGCCATTTTTAAAGAGAGTGTATTAATCGACTCTCAAAGATCTTTGAGTTATTTAGTTGTAAGTTGTGGTCTTTCCCACCGTCTAGACGGCTAAGGGTATCCCCGTGGGGGCCAAAGCCAATAAGTGGGCAGGGGATTGCACCCTGCCTCTCGCTTTAACGAATCACTTTGTGTATGCGACACCGCGATACTTGAGCTTCTGTTCCTTGGCAGCTTGCTGCTGCTCACGGACACGTTGCCTGAGTTCAAGTTTCGTCATTGTGTTTACCTCCGAAGAGATCCCAAGACCCCGTTCCATGCCTTGGGTAGCATGCGTCCTTTACATCGTGTCAAACAAGACATCGAGCTTTAGTCTGTCAAGTTGATCCCTGAGATGCAGAAGAGCTTGCTGCTCCTCTGGATCCCCACCGGGCCAAAACTTTATGTAATGGTTGACGGCTCTGTGCATCAACTCAATGTAGGCATCATTAACTCTAATTTCGTATTCCATAATTAAAAGGATGAACGGACGGGTTGTCTATTGTTCAACAGACTCGGTTGCCTGTTTCCAACCTTCCGAATTGAGTAAATTAAGAATATCTGTGTGGGTATATTCAACACCACCTTCAATAGTATTTACAAAGGTAGGGCGATCCCCATCCCATTTAATAATGAGTTGCGAATTATCTAAAGAAGTTGGACATTGCCTAACAGTTTTAAAACAGGTCTGCTCGATATTAACTTTAGGCAATTCAGTAGTAGGCATTACGTAATAAGTTCTTGTCATGAGATTCCAAATCTACCTTTACGAGCATTAAAGTTATTTTGTACACGGGTGGCACTGAAGTGATCATCGTAATAGCGGTACGCTGCTAGATCCATAACATCAGATCCACTGGTGTAACCAGGAACTGAAATAATTCCCATTCTTGAAGAAGTACCAGTATCAGTGACGCCAGAAGTAATTGTCTTTGTTTGATCGTAAATCAAATTGTTATTTACATACAACTGGAGATCTGTACCATCATAAGTAAAAACAACATGCTTCCAAGTATTCAAACTAGTTTGCGCAGTCATTCCAGATACTCCCGTTCCTTCATAGTCACTTACAGTACCGTTTGAAGTGTTAGAACCCTGCACTCCTGGCTCAGTTCTTACAAACCAAGTATCCACACCAGGGAATTTAACCAGTGCCAATTGAAAGAAAGCTTCAACTCTACTAGATGTGAAAGTATTATTTGCGGGATAAATGCTTAGCAAAACCCTGTTATTAAGGGTTATAAACCTAGCCCACACTTCTACTGTAAACTTGGGAGTAGTACTGTTTTTAGTGTTATACATAAAAAAGTAACTAGACCCAGACGATACATTCAATGCAGCAGTATCTCCAACACCATCAATCTGAATATATCCATTTTGACCAACCTGTTGGTAGACAGGATCACCCTGAAAAACTCCATAAGTATTAGAAGTAGTATAACTAGTTAGGCTATTGAAGTCACTAAAAGGGTCGACGCTTGGATAGCAAAGAGGGTTGCCAAAATCGACATCAATTTCAAGATCAGTAGTGTCATAATCCCGAGTTACAGAACGCGCATCTTCTGATCCGGTTATTAAAGTAAGTGGGATCATGCGTATCTATCCTCATGTGCGTTGTAATTTTGCAGAACCTCAGCTGCGGTCAATAGTTTATTTTTATATACCCGGAAAACTGAGAGGAAAAGGGGATGGTAAGTACCACTCTTGTCCCTACCAATGTATATCTTTTTAGCAACAGAGATATTTTTAGTCAAGGTATCCGTATAAATGAGCTGACCATTTTTATACAGTTTGTAATTGTTAGAAGATGAACTACCATCTCTTGTCCAAACATATTGAGTATGATAAATATAGGGATGGTTAAAATAACTTTCCTGCTTAATTTCGTAGCTTACAGGATCCTGCCCACCTTTATGTTCAAACAGTTCATCGCCGTTACTTCCATAACGATACCAAAATTCTACGCTAAACGAATTAGAGCCAAAAGTAAAAACATTTGAACCAGTATTTGATTGCGCATAAGCATTAGCATTAGTCGAAAACCTTATTTCATTACCCCAATAAGAGTCTGCATTAAAAGTCGTATTGTGTAAGGCAAAGTTATGGCCATTACCGGAAATATCGTACCAAGTGCTGCCGCTGCCTGGATATGAGGAAGTTTCATGAGCATCTAAATATGTATCAAGGCCATCTGTTACATATCCAGGACCATCTCCGCCAGAGAAGAGGGTCAAGGGAATCATCAGCTGACTCCTTGACCGACAATTACAAATTTATTAGATGCAACACATAACAAAGTACAGAACCCATAACCAGCAAGCGTTTTGTTACCAGTAGTATTACTACCTGCAATACAAAGATCTACACTTGTACCTTCGGTAAGGGTTTGATCTGAACTGGAGTCGTTATAAATACCAATTGCTTCTCCTACTGAAAAGACAGAAGGAGGAACAGTTACACCACCAGTAGTAATGCTAATGAACTTACGTTCGTCACTTGCTACAAGTGTGTATGCAGATGTTTGAGAATTAGCTTGTATGGTTGTATCAACAGCAGGGCCTTGAGGGCCTGTAGCTCCATCAGAACCGTCTGCACCATCAGCACCATCAGCACCGGCAGGGCCTGTAGGGCCAGCAGGTCCAGTAGGGCCAGCAGGGCCAGTAGGTCCCTCAGGTCCAGTAGGACCAGCCGGTCCAGTACCACCAGGGCCTTGAGGTCCAACAGGGCCTTGAGCACCAGTGGTGTTATCAATATCAAAGCCGCCTGATAAAGGATTAAATACGAATGCCATAGTTACACCTTCGTGACATCAGACAGCTTGTTATTTGCGTCATAGGTAAGCGTCATTGTGGCCACAACTACTCCACTTGCGCCGCCTTCCTTATACGTAATTGTTTCAATTTCACCAGTCCCGTTACCTGAAGCAACGTAGGTCATGGAAACATAATCATGTGGCGGGATGTATAAGCCCGCGACGTTTTGAACTACTTGTGACATAATTTAGCTAGTAATATTTTTTGTGCCTAGAAGAGCTAGGTCTATGGTCCCAAAAGATATAAGAGGTGACAGACAATGCCACCAATGTAGTTAAAGCAATAATCATCCAACAGCTGGAGCTTTAAGTGCAATAGGCACAATGTTGTTAGCTGCCAGATCAAGTGGGAAGTTATGTGCATTCCTTTCGTGCATCACTTCAAGTCCAAGATCAGCACGGTTCAATACATCAGCCCAGGTGTTAACCACTTGGCCCTGTTGTGTCAGGACTGATTGGTTAAAGTTAAGGCCATTAAGATTGAAAGCCATAGTGCTGACACCCAAAGCTGTAAACCAAATGCCGATGACAGGCCAAGCTGCAAGGAAGAAGTGGAGTGAGCGGCTATTGTTAAATGAAGCATATTGAAAAATCAATCTACCAAAGTAACCATGCGCAGCCACGATGTTATACGTCTCTTCTTCTTGACCAAATTTGTAGCCATTGTTTTGACTAACTTGCTCAGTGGTTTCACGAACCAAAGAAGACGTGACAAGACTGCCATGCATTGCTGAGAAAAGACTCCCACCGAAGACGCC